GCGTCATCCCCGCAGAATACACCGCGAGGGTCCTCTCGAGACAGGTACTTAACATACCCCCTGGCACGCAACTCTTTACGAGTGAGCGGAACCAGCTCGAAGGCCTTCTCTAGGCTGTACAAGGAGACCATAAACATCCCGGGAAAGGATGTCGGATCTCCCATCATCTGCCCTCCCGTTGATAAACAACCGGGGACAGGAAGATCAGGGTACCTCCTAAAGACCAGGGACGGATCAGCAATCATATCCTTAAAGGACGTGAAATACTGATCTGGGTCAACCGAACAAGGCGAAGCCCCATCACACAAAGTGACAAAGCTAAGCCAAGCGTCGTACCGGCCGACGTATTCCTTAAGGATACGTACGTCAGCCTCCCTGCTCACCTCCCCCCTATAAAGGGGGTTGGCGATAGCGCACTTCCGCAACACATCTTTCTCAAACTGAGTATGATGTAGTGCGAGCCCCCCTAGTGAAGTGGGGGCCTGAAGAGCAACTGGGTCAAGAGTTCCGTCCAGCAAATATTTGCTGTTGAACAACTTGGGGAAGTACTTAACATACTTCTCCAAGCGGACGTCTCTCTTGGCCACCTCCTCATAGAACACCCTGGTCAGCCAAAACGGATGGAAATCCGTAGCGGCTGTGGCGTCTTGGCTATACCAAGGGCCAGGTACCGAAGTCAAGTCAATTGACCGGCTACCACCAAGTGCCTGGGAGGTTCTCGGATCCTGCAAAAAGTAGGCATCCGCGGCGCGACGCAACACCTGTTGAATCAGGTTTGCGGCAGTTAAGCCACAGGTCGGGTATCTTACCTTTAACCCCTTTTCCTCTGCGTAAAGCGGAAGAATTGGGAGGTAGTCAACCTTATCCATGACGTGCTGCACAGCGATCCAAAGTAGCTCCGAATAAAGGAGAACCTTGAGTCGCTCTTCGTCGCCAAGCATCTTGACAGGCCATATGTCTGCATCTCGCAGGACGTTAGATTGATCACCCCGGAAACGGGAGATGAACAAACTAAGAAGTCCTGTCCGAAAGCAAGACGGATAGCCTATCTCGCGGATGATATACTCTGTCAAAACAGGGTACATCACGGTAAAAGAGGAGGGGTTAGAACCCACCCTCGTCGCCACTTCCTTAAGGACAGTGGTCCCGGGGGGGGGCTCAGCCAAAAAGGCCTCCTCCTCCTCTGGACTTACCAAGCAGATACCTAGAACAACTAGGTCCTGCACCGCTCGATGATGACCATTAAGCACCCTGGGATAACCGAGGGCGGCGTGGGCAGACACCTGTGTAAACAGGTGAACGTCCGATGGCTCCTTAGGGGAAAACTTTTTAAGGTAATCCCTGCAGAAACCACGCCAATCCTCGACCTCATCAGGGGGAGAGGTGG